GATTCGTCTTAAAGAAGCTAAATATAGCTTAACAGATGACATAGTAAACGCAGGAAAACTAGCGTTTCAAGTGGGTGTTTCAATACTCAACCCACCAATGGGCGCAGCGATGGCGGCAAGTCAAACTGCTGTTCAAGGAGGCAATCCAGAAGAAGTTGCTAAAGCAGCAATCGGTGCGTACTTAGGCGGTCAAGCAGGTGCAGGTCAAGGTATGTTTTCTGCTGTAGGTAACGCTGTAGCCCCTGCTGGGTCTGCTTTAGCTAAAGGTATTTCAGCAGGCGCAGCCTCTGGTGTAGCCACAGCAGTCCAAGGTGGTGACTTAGGTGACGTAGTTAAGAGTGGTTTACTCGGTGGTGTTGGTGGATACTTGCAGGCCAATGCTGCCGAAGCTGCTATGCTCCAAGACGTAACAAACGCTGCTTTAGAGATTGGAGAAAACGCCACAGCTCTACAGTATGCTGACGAAGCTCGTAAGTTGGCAGCACAGGCTGACCTTGTTAGCACTATCGCTAACTCAGCTAAAGCAGTAGACGCTGCCGTGTCTGGGGACTATGTGTCAGCATTAGCCTCTGGTATGCAAGCAGCTGGTACTAACCTTACAGAGTTTACATCTAATCAACTTACAGGAATGTTTGGTGAAGAAGCCTTTGCTAACCTGAACATTGATGACGTAGCTGCTGGTGTTAATAAAGTTGCAACATCTCTGGCTGAAGGCAAAGACATTGAAGAAGCACTACAGAAGGGTGTAACAACATATATTCAACAAGGTGGCAGCTTAGGCGAGGCAGGTGATCAAGTACGAGACTACTTAGAATCTGCTGGAGGTTCGCTGTACGAGAATGTCATCAAGCCTGCTGGGGATATGTTGACAGGTCTTGTAGACAAGGTGTCGAGCTTTGATACACCAGAGGGCATAGAAGCCATTGAGGACGCTGTTAAGCAGGCTGGAGCAGTTGTTGATGATAAGGTACTACAGCCTATCAAAGAAGGCGCAGAGAGCATTTACGAGCCTCTGAGTGTCCCTGACGTTAACTTGCCTACTGTTGCCGTTAACGTACCAAGCATGGACTTGAGCGGTATGTTTGACGGTTTAATGTCCTACCTACCTTCACAACGTACGCAACCAGCTGCACAGCAACAAACTACAGACCCAGTGTTGGCTGACCTAAGTAACTTATATATACAACAAGCTGAACCTGCGGAGCTACTGGCTACACGGGACTATCTATCTGAACTAATGAGGACTATTTAATGACATATCTACAGCTTGTAAACAAAGTGCTGACACGTCTTCGAGAGGACACTGTAAGCACTGTTGCGGAGACACCATACTCAGCACTGATAGGTGAGTTTGTTAATGACGCTAAGCAGCTTGTTGAGGATGCTTGGGACTGGTCAGCACTACGCACGACCCTAACTGTCACTACGGCCGCAAATACTTTTAATTATAACTTGACAGGAACAGGAAATCGTGTTACAATATTAGACGTAGTTAATGATACAACTAACTTCTTTATGACATATAAAGATGCACATTGGTTCAATAAGATATATCTAACTACTGACTATCCTGTAGGGTCTCCTTACTATTATACATTTAACGGCATTGACGCTAATGGGGACACTGCTATTGACATCTATCCTAAGCCTGATGGTGTTTATAATCTTAGGTTTAATGTCATTCAACGCACCTCAGAGTTAGAGTCAGACACTGATGCTGTCAACATCCCTACCCTTCCTATCATTCACATAGCATTTGCAATGGCTCTTCGTGAGCGTGGTGAGACTGGGGGTCAAAGTGCCGCTGAAGCCTACGCCTACGCTGATCGTGTTATGAGCGATGCTATTGCATTAGACGCATCTAAACACCCAGAAGAAACTATATACGCGGTGGTGTAATATATGGCACAACAACTACAAAACATCACCATATCAGCACCAGCGTTCAAGGGTTTAAACACCCAAGACTCGCCTATTGGTGGTGACGCTACGTTTGCTGCTACAGCAGATAACTGTGTCATTGACAGGTATGGTCGTATTGGAGCACGTAAGGGATTTAAAGTTGCAACCACTGACGCTACTGAACTAGGATCTTCTGAGTTAAAGTCTATGGGTTACTTTGAGGATGACGCAGGTAACACTGTTGTTTTCTCTGCGGGTAACAATAAGATTATGTCAGGGACTATAACTCTTGTTGATGAGACACCAGCAGGCTACAGCATATCGGATGACAACTGGAAGATGGTCAACTTTAATGACAAGATGTACTTCTTCCAGCGTGGTTATGAGCCTTTAGTGTATGACGATGCTGGTGGCCTACAGGCTATGTCAGACCACACCAACTCTGTAGGCACACCTCCGCAGGCTAATGAATGTATTGCTGCCTATGGCCGCCTATGGTGTGCAGACTTTACTGGTGACAAGCAAACTGTATACTGGTCAGACTTGCTTAATGGCGTTGCGTGGTCAGGAGGCACTAGCGGCTCTGTGAATATCTCTAAGGTATGGCCTGATGGTCATGATGAGATTGTTGCGTTAGCCGCACACAATGGCTTTCTAATTATCTTTGGGCGCAACTCTACTGTTGTATACGCAGGTGCTGATGGCCCATCTACAATGGCTCTAGCGGACACTGTAGGCGGCTTAGGTTGCATTGAGCGTGATAGCGTACAGCACACAGGCAGTGACATTGTGTTCTTGTCACACGTTGGGCTGCGTAGCTTTGGACGGACAATACAAGAGAAGTCGTTCCCCTCTAAAGACTTGAGCAAGAATGTTCGTAATGACTTTATGACTCTTGTTGGTAAAAACACTGTAGCTATTAAATCTATCTACTCGCCTGAGAATGCTTTCTACCTTATCACCATCGGAAGCAGCAACGTAACCTTTTGCTTTGACATGAGAGGCACACTGGAAGATGGCAGTCATCGTGTAACTCGCTGGCCTGCTACACCCTTCAAGTGCTTTGCTCGCAAGGATGATGGTACTTTGTATGTAGGCAATAGCGTAGGTGTTGGGACTTACGATGAATATCAAGACGAAGGCGGTAGCTACACGCTACGTTACTACAGCAACCCTCTAACCTTTGGTGACTCTTCACGAACTAAGATGCTCAAGAAGATTACACCTACAATCATTGCTGGTGGCGGTAGTCAAGCTGTTATTAAGTGGGGCTATGACTTTTCTCAGTCATTCTCATCTGCGTTTATTACTATGCCTACTGCAACATCAGCAGAGTATAACATAGCTCAGTATAACATTGATGAGTATTCTGCTGACAGTTCAGAGATTCTAAAGAAAGCAATTAACGCAACAGGTAATGGCACTGTAGTCACTGTTGGTATCGAGGCCGAGATTGATGCTCAGCCGTTCTCACTCCAAGAGTTTAACATTCAAGCACTGCTAGGAAGGATTATATAAGTATGAGTAACTATACTAAACTTGTAAACTTTGCAGCTAAAGACTCACTGCCTAGTGGTGATGCCAGTAAGCTGATCAAAGGTACAGAAATCAACACAGAGTTAAACAACATAGCCACTGCTGTTAACAGTAAGGCTGACTCTAACTCATCTGCGCTGACAGGTACGCCAACTGCGCCAACTGCTGCTGAAGGCACTAACACAACACAGATTGCTACCACTGCGTATGTCTATAACCTCGTAGGAGGGCTTACAGCTACGCCTGCGGAGTTAAATGTCTTAGATGGCATCACCGCTACCACTGCGGAGTTAAACGTCTTAGACGGCATTACAGCGACCACCGCAGAGCTTAACTATGTCGACGGCGTAACTAGCAACATACAGACTCAGATTGACGCAAAGCTAACAAGCTCTTCAAACTTGTCTGACCTGACCAACGCCGAAACTGCTAGAACTAATCTTGGTCTAGGCACTGCCGCTGTTACTAACTCAACGGCGTACGCAACAGCAGCTCAAGGCGCGTTAGCAGACTCAGCGTTGCAGTCGTTTACTGAATCTGATCCGACCGTACCTGCACACGTTAAAAGCATTACAACAACTAACGTATCTAATTGGAACACCGCTTACGGCTGGGGCAACCACGCTTCAGCGGGGTATCTTACAAGTATTGCAAGCAACTCAATAGATGCTGACAAGCTCAACGTAGCTGGCAACGGTACAGCGGGCTATGCTTTAACTTCTGATGGTGATGGTAGCTTTAGCTGGACAGCGTTATCGTCTGGTGGTCTAGGGAGCGTTGTAGAAGACACAACTCCTCAGCTAGGAGGAACGCTGGACGCTAACGGTAACACTATTGATATGGGTGTTAATGTCATTACTGACACCGCTGTTGGCAACTGGAACACAGCGTACGGCTGGGGCGACCACTCCGCAGCAGGTTATCAGCCCTCAGCTTCTGCATTGACAACTAGCAGTTCTTTTGGTGGAGACGTTAGCGGCACGTACAATGCTATTGTTATTGCAGACGATAGCCATAACCACATAATCAGTAATGTCGATGGACTACAAACCGCTCTTGACGCGAAAGAGCCTACGCAAACAGCAGCGTCACAGGCTGAGATGGAAGCAGGCACACAGACTGCTACACGTTCTATGTCTCCGTTGCGCGTTGCTCAGGCTATTGCGGCTCTAGGTGTACAAACGTCTGGAAACATGGCTACAACTGGACATTGGAAAGACGAAAACACAGGCTTTACCATTAACTGGGGCAAAGCTTTAAACGTGTCTGCAAATGCTACGGTGGCTAAGACATTAGATGAGCCGTTTGCAAACGCTGGTCTGATAGCTTTAGCCACATACAACGAAAGCAATGCTGGTCTTGGAGACGCTGTATGTACTTCTACATTGACAACTACGCAGATTAGCGTCACTAACGGCTCAGGCGCGTCAGCCGACATCAACTGGCTCGCAATCGGATACTAAGGAGAATATATAATGGCAGTTAATGTAGGAGGTTTATTAGCGGGCTTAGTGTCTGGTGCGGGTCTTTATGATCAATACCAAAAACTAGCTGACGTAGGTCAGAACTACCAAGCAGCAGTTCAGCCTATTATATCACAGGCTCAAGAGAACTTGCAGTTTAAACCGTACACTGTTACGTCATCTATTGGTGGTACACAGGTTAGCCCTGAAGGTCAGATTAGTATGACACCTTCACAGCAGCTACAAGGTGTAGAGAACACAGCCTTTGGCGGAGCGCAGCAGTTGTTCGGTCAAGCCTTAGCACCCCAAGATCAACGCATACAAGACGTATATAGTCAAATTAGGGCATTGGCTGCGCCTCAAGAGCAACAGCAACGTCTAGCTACTGAAGAGCGTCTGGCTGCACAGGGTCGATTAGGCTTACAGTCTGCACAGTATGGCGGCACAACACCTGAGATGTTGGCTCAAGAGCAGGCAATAGCACAAGCACGTAATCAAGCTGCACTGTCAGCTATGAGTCAGGCACAGGCTGAGCAGTTGCAAGCTGCTAACATAGGTAAGAATATGTTGACTGCTGGTTTAGCCCCGTCAGCTCAAATGATTAATCAACAACAGATAGCTAATCAGCTTGCCAATACTGCTGTCACTCCACAGACTGCTTTGGCTCAGGTTATTACCAACGCAGGTATTGGTGGTATTGAAGCCTCTCAAGCTGCTGAAGCTAACCGAATGAACTTGTTGGGTCAGCTGTACGGCGTAGGTGCTGGTATGTTAGGAGGCACTGTGAATCCTGTGACAGGTGACTGGCGAGAGGGCGCATTAACTGGAATAGCTAATTCTGCTGGCGGTTGGTTTGGTGATTTGTTAGGAGGAATCTTTGGCGGCTCAAGCCCAGAAGCAGGAACTACCATTAATCAAGCCGCAATTGATGAACCTGCCAATTACTTAGATCTGTTTTAATTAGGAGTTAATACAATGGCTAATCCGTTTTCAAATCTAGCTCAGATCATGGGCAACGCAGGTATGCAGCAGGCTGCTCCAGCCCCTACAGACCCACGACAACAAACAATGATGCAGCAGTTAGGAGTTACTAACCCGTTGCTACAGCAGTTTGGTCAGCAGTTAGGCAACGTAGCTGGTGTTGATATGCGTAGCCCTGCTCAACAAATGAACAAACTATTACAGGGTGCAGACACTTCTACTCCTGAAGGAAGACAGGCTGTACTGGCTGCTGTATCTAAAGTAGATCCTATGAAGGCTCTTGAGTTAGATATGCAGTTTAAGAAGCAGGCTCAAGCTGATGAAGCTAATAAACTAAACATGGCTTTGAAGCGTCAAGAGCTTGCTAATGCTGAGGCTAAAGGTAAGACAAAGGATGTGTATGTTCAAGTAAGGTCATACGATACTTTGGGCAACCCGACATTTAAATCTATTATTGTAACTATAGATACTAAAACTGGTAAACCTGTAAACCTTGATCCAGAAATAGCTTCTATGCTTAGGGACGGTGATATAGTAAACTCACAAGAAACTGATGAAGGTTGGGTAGATTATTTCTTAGACGAAGATAACAAGACTGTCAAAGTATTAATACAAGGAAGCCGTGTATATACTATAGGTGAAGATGGTGAGAAGTCTGAGATAAGCTTAGCTGATCTAAATCGTTTAAAACCTATGGAAGAAGAAGGAACCGATACAGAAACAGCTCCAGCACCACGAAATAAAAAAGTAGGTAGTGGTAGAAATTTAACTTAAAGGATATAGAATATGATTGTTAATCATCCAGTTCTAGGCAGGGTATCCGTACCTAATGACGTTCCTTTAGATCAAATTGAAAACTATTTAATTGAAAAGTATGCCGATACTTCTGAGACCAAGAGTGCCTTGGCTGCTTTTGGTAGTCAACTCAAAGAGGGAATAAGTTCTTCTTTTAGAGGTATTAAATCTGCTGTCAATGGTAGAGATGAAGATTCTTTTGTTAGAGAGTTTGAGAACCGTCTAGAGCTAGAGAAGTATCCTGTCGCTGGCATGGCAGGTCTTCTCACTGGTTCTATCCTAGATCCCGTCACGCTGCCTGTAGCGGCGCTGAAGCCCATTAAACTTGCAGGCACTGTAGGTACTATGGCTGCTCGCGGAACGGCTGCTGGTGCATTTGGTGGCCTTACAGAGCCTGTCTTCGAAGAGTTTGGAGATTCTACTTTACGTAACGTAGGATACGGTGCTGGCTTTGGTGCTGTCTTAGGCGGCGGTGCAGGTGCATTAGCTAAACGTATGGGCGTAGGCCTTGACGATGCTTCTTCAGCTGGTCAGAAAGAACTTAACAGGCTAGAAGAAGAAAGAGCTGGTCAGCCTCAGAAGCCTATAGAAGAAGAAGTGCCTGAGATACTTGAAGAGGCAACACCTGCTCGGACTCTTGAAGAACTTGACGCTGAGTTGAATGCTCTACCTAATGTTAAAGAGTCTGCTAAGTTTACTATTGAAGAGATAAAGCAACCTTTTATTAGCAGGGCAGGCAATGCTTTAGAAGAAGCTGATGCTGAGAACCTCAGACTAGAAGTAGACTCTCTTACACGTAGGCTTGAGAACGCTGAGAAAGCCTCTCGTACTTTTGATCAGAGAGCTGCTGGAGGTACTAAGAAGTCTAGGGCTAAACTAGAAAGCGAGTCTAAGATACTGGCAGACCGTGTTAAAGAAACACAGGTTAGGCTAGACCGTCTCAATGAGCAACTTAAAGCCCATAACGAAGCAATGCTGGCTAAGCAGGAACTAGATCGTATCGAAGCTGGTAAGCTAACCAAGGCTGAGAACGATAAGATACAGGCTGATAAGAAGAGTATTAAAGAAGCTCGAGAGAGACTGAAGCAGGCTAAGAAAGAAGCTACTATTAAAGACGTACCTCAACCTAAAGCTAAGCTAGAAGTTCCTGAAATTAAAGAAGAGCCTATACCGTTAACTCCAGAAGCACAGGCAGAAGCTAAAGCAGAAGAGTTAATCAATCAACCTGATGATGTACCTGCGGCTCAAGACCCATTAGCTGCTGCTGTCAATGCAGTTAACGGTACGTCTGCACCAACCCCTGTACTACGTAGTGGTCTCTCACCTCGTGGTACATCGATGGGCGCTATGGAAGTACCGCCAGCTAGTAAGTTTGCTGAACGTGCTAGTGAAGGTTTGGATGAACCTGCTTTTATCTCTGCTGCTTCTAGCACAGGTAAGGTAGATGACGCTGACATACCTAGCTTCCCAGACCGTGGTGAGCCTATGCCTAAAGTCTTTAAGAAAGCTAAAGCATACCTAGCTTCTAAAGGTGTACTGGCTAGGATAGCTAAGGTTAATAACTGGGATGAGGCTTATGGCTTTGAGGCTATTGAGCAGCGAGCCAAGCGTCTTGAGCGTGAGATAGGTGAGAACTATGACTCACTTGTTGACTACGTATTTGATCGTATAGACAGTAGCCGTGGTCAGTTTGATGCTGTTGAGAAAGTATTGCTTGAGCCTTTGTTTAAAGAAGCATCTCAGAAGATACTGTCTAGTATGTCTGAAGTTAACAGGCTAAGACGAGCAGGCGAGCTTGATTCTCCTGAAGGACTCAGAGCTGTGCAGGAATTTCAACTATACAACTACCTGTCAATGGTAGAGCTTAATGATAAGAGAGCTACGTCAGCTGCGCTTCGTCAGTATAAGAAGATGAAGGGTATTACTAATAGACAGTCCGCTCAGGTTAAGAATAAGAAACCTGTAAATGATCTTTTTGGAGGAGTTAAGTGTGGGTAAATATCTATCAGACGCTTGTCTGCAATCAGCTGAAGCCATTGCTGATCTTGATGATGTAGCTAAAGCACTGCCTCCAGAGGACATCAAGCACACTGTAAACCAAGCTCTTGGTAGAGTGGGTAAGATGGCTACTGTCAGGGAGAAGTTCATAAGCTCAATCATTAACGGTATGCTATCAGGTACTATGACACCTATAGCTAACTCGGCCTCTGTTGCTCTTCAGGGATTGATGCAGACTGCTACGTACAGCATCGGTGCTATCACTGATAAGCTTGGAGTTACCGCTGGTGATCGTGCATTACGTGACGTAGGTGCTATGATATCATCTGCTTTGGATGGCTTTGCTGCTGACTTGGTTTACTTTAAAGCTGGCTGGGAAACAGGCAACCCCTTGGATATCCGAGACAGTGTAGCTTCTATGGCCAAGGCTAGTGGCAAGACTACCAGCCAAGTTAAAGACTCTGTCTTGAATAAACTTGGGGCAGACTACGCTATTGCTCGTAGGAAGAATGGCGATACTCGTACAGATAAAGAACTAGTTGAAGAGTATAAGGTTAATCTTAAACGTACACAGACAGAAGATAAAGTAATCGAAGAGTTCTTTGGTGAGAACTACGATTACATCCGTAACGTCTGGGGGCCAAGCATGGACTGGGTTAACATCCCAACCAAGCTTAGTGTAGCTGTGGATGAGTATGGTAAGGCTCGCTTCCGGCGTATGAAGATAGCTGAAATGGCCTCTCGCAAGGCACGTAAGGACGCTGATGAAGGTAAGGGCAGCTATGCTGAACTATACAAGACTTACCAGCAGCAGTCTCTAGATGGTGTTGGCAGAGATGGTGGTACTTCTTATCGAGCTATACAGAAAGACTTTGCTACGCTTGAGAACAACCTTGCTCGTGTCTTTGGAGTTACTGAAGATGACATGATGCCCTATCAAACTATGAAAGACTTTGCACTTGATAAGACATTTCAGAGTAAGCTGCATGGTACTATCAAGGGTATCTCTGATTTTAGAAACAAGAGCCCAGCAGGTTCTGTAGCGATGGCTTTCTTTATTCCCTTTATTAAGACACCTTGGAACATCGTTAAAGACTCAGCCACTTACATCCCTGGGGTTGGTATAGATAAATGGACACGGCCTGCTTATGTACGCGGTACTCAAGTAGCTAAGATGTCTAAGGATGAGTTACTACCTCGTCAGGTGCTGGGTGCTTCTGTCTTTGCTGGTGTTCTAATGATGTTCGAGAACGGTATGATTACTGGTAACCCTCGATCATCACAGGAAAGGCAGCAGTGGCAAGACGAGGGTAAGCCTGCACGGTCTATTAAGATTGGAGATCAGTGGGTAAGCTATGAACGCTTTGAGCCTATAGCTACTGGTCTTGGTTTGATGGCTGACTTCATTGACACAGGTGCTAATTACATAGAGAACCCTGATCCTGACAAGTCTCTACCTGACAGCCTCGTGGAATCTCTGTACGCTCTCAAAGAAAACATTACGTCTAAGACTTTCCTTAAAGGATTGGCAACAGTCTTTGACTTTCTTGAATCTCCTGACAAGGGATCTGTTCAGCAAGTAGCAGGTACTCTACTGTCTCCACTTGTACCAGCAGCCGTCAACGAAGCTGCTCGTATTCAAGAAGCCTTTGGAGATAACGTAGCTCGTCAGTCTACCAATGCGCTAGAGCGTGTACAGAAACGTGTGCCCTACTTTAGAAGTAAACTACCCGCAGACTATGGTGCATACGGAGGGGCTAGGAAAGAGAACATAGTGCAGGCTATCACAGGTGTTAATACATCTGATGAGGCTACACGTACTGCTGTTCAGAGAGCTGTAGAAGAATCAGGGGCTAAGATTAATAGACCACAGGATTCTTTTAAAGGTGTAGATATCGATAGCAAACAACTCTCTGTATTTAGACAGCTTGCTAATGAACAGACAACTAAGTTCTTGGAAAGAATGATAGCATCGCCTATGTACCAATCAGCCCCTAAACGTAGGCAGGCTTTCTTGTTGGAAGATGCTGCACGTAAAGCACGTAGGATAGCAGGTGGTCAGTTCCTACAGTATCTAAGGAAGGAAGATCCAGACTTCTTTAGGAAGAGAAAGAATATAATGATAATGTCTAAAGGATTGGATGAGATGTTAGGTTTAACATCAGCCCAATAACTAAGAAGCCCCTACACCGTGATGGTATAGGGGCTTTGTTTTACCTAGTGTTTACTATATCTCGCAAGCACCTCCAGTACACGCTAGTGTCTGTGCACCTTCGGTAACATCGCTGTTCTCTGTGATGTTCCACTCGATGCTGCTTGGACTAGCCTTCTTCAACTCCTTGTATGTAGCTTCGTCAATAGCTTCGTATGGAGCCTGTTGATAAGTGTGGTCGCTGTATGGTAGGAATGATACACCGCTACAATCATCAAAGTTATTATACAACCAGTTACCAATATTAAGAAACTCATCGTCTGTGTAATAAACAGTGATAGACGGTTTGTGTTCACACCAATGTTTCTGATAAACATTCCATAACTCCAGTTGTTCCATACCTGTCTGGCTAGAAGCGATCACGCTACCCTTAGGAGCCTTCTGTGGGAAGCTGAATACCAAGGTAGTGGGTGACGTTATATCGACCTCATGCGGCACACCTGCTTCCTTTAACACCTCACACAGCGGGTCTCTTACATCAGCACGAACACGGCGAATATAATAATCAGCAAACCTACCATGTATTCCGCTGGCACTATCCACCAACTGTGAGACAGTTCCACTAGGCTTGACACAGGTGATTGCAGCCGCTTGATTAATGCCGAGCTTCTTAGCCCACTCTTTATTCGTCTTAATAGCTTCATCTTTCAATGCCTCCAGCAGCGTAGGCAAACCTTTGTTATATCCATTGGTTAGCTTACTGTCC